CAACAAGATTGTGGACGCGGTAAATGCACTGCCGCCACAATATTGGTCTTTGCCATGTACTGAATGGCACATGACTCCAACAATGATTCAAACTTTGCGCCAGCTTAAAGACTCGCAAGGCTTGCCGTTGTTCTTGGAAATTGGCGAAAAAGACGGCTGCGCTGTTGGGCATGTTTTTGGATTCCCTGTCATTGCTAACCCGTTTTTGACAACAGCGTTTCCAATTTATTTAGGCAACTGGCCTAGATTCTTGACTATTGGCGACACTGAAACTATGAGCATTCAAGCCTTTGAGCAAACTGCGCCCGGCTTTATCACAATGTTTGCTGAAAAGCGCCTTGTGTCATCCGTGCGCGACCCGTTTGCTGGTGTCCGAGTTTCTGCTGCTTAATTGGGGGTCGCATGACTGTTGAGCAAGTTGGATACCTTAACTATGGTGCGCCAACGCGCAATCCGTTTAATTACGCCAAAGTTGAGCAAACTAATCGTGACAACACGACTGCGTGGCTGCAACTTTCCGCGATTGCTAACCAGCTAAATTTGTTTGAAGATGAATCGCAAGATGAATATTTAAGCGCGTTAGAGTTGGCAGTCAGGCAAGCAATTGAGGACTACATTGGTCTGAGCATTTTTCCAGCAAGCTACAGGGTCTGGTACAACGCATCCAGTTTGTACGGCACGCCGTTAACTTTGGACTTGCCAGAGGTGTCGCAGAACTTTTATCCAAATCAAGCGGGTGTAACGATCAACGCTGTGAAATATTGGACGCAAGCAACGCCACCAGTTTTAATGACAGTGGCGTCAAACCAGTATTACTACGATCCAAGCGGAAACAAGGTAGTGCTGGAAAGTCTGCCAAGCAACCTAAACAGTTCCATGACTTCGCCCGTGTATTGTGATTACACGACAGTAGCAAACCCGCTGGCAAGCTATCCCGTAATTCAACAGGCGGGGCTTTTGTTGTTTGTCCATTTGTACAACAACCGCAGCAACACCAGCGAAGCATCACTCAAAGACATTCCGTTTGGGGTGTCAACTTTGTTGCGCCCTTACAAGCCTTTGGTGATGTAAATGTCAATTCGGCGTTATGAGCAAATTGCCATCAACAGCCTGACATTTGGTAAGTCAGCGTTTGGTGAGCAACAAACAACTGAAACTGAGTGGTTTAAAACCCGCGCTGAAGTTGGCGATGTTGCCAACAGCGTGCAAATTAGTGAGAAATACCGTCTGTATCAAGACATGGTGAATTTCACTATGCGTTACACGCCAAACGCCAAAACAATTGTTGATTCGCAAAACCTGTATTCAATTACATGGCGCGGCAATGATTACCGAATTACCGATGCGCGTGAATCTAATGACCGCATGAGCATCAAATTGCTTTGCTATAGAACAGACCCTGCTACGGCGGTTTAAATGGCACAAACAAACCCTGCAACGCTTGGCAAGACCATCCAGTACCAACTGGCAGGGATTGTCACGCCAGTGCCTGTTTACGCATCGTTTAATCGAAATTTTGCAATTGAGCCAAAGTTTGTTACATGGGGTTTGCGTAACATTCATCAGCCTGTCTACACGGGGCCGATAAAAAACATCAAAGGTATTGATACCCCAATTTTTCAAGTAAGTGTTTTTACGCAAAAGATCGAAGATGGCTTCACAATTTCAAATCAGATATTACAATCGCTGCACGGCTACAGTGGGATGTTTGGGAATGTAGCTGATGGCGGGTTTTATGCTGCCAAGGTAGATGTGATGTGGTTGTACAACACATTTAACAACGATGAAAATTTGGCGCAGATTGTTTTGGACTGCACAATTTACATTCCCAATTGATAAGACAAGATTCTTTAATCCATTTCTAAAGGAAACATCATGGCACTTATTAACAAAGTCATTCCCGGTTACATTGCAGCACTTTATTGCCAAACAGGTGCATCTCCTACGGCATTGACTGATACCCAATTGGGTACTTGGACTGCACAAGTTGCTGGTATTGTCGGAGTAGCTTCTGGCGGCACAGGCGTAGGCGGCACGCTAATTCCAGTGGAAGTTATTCCTCCATTTGGCGCTGATGATGCAGTCGCTGCTTACTCCGTTGCTGGCGCACGCACTGGCGCAAAAATTACGACTCAAAATCAGGTAACAAGCATGGCAATTACTGCCGCTTGGAATCCCGCTGATACGGCTCTATTGTTGATTCGTGCTGACGGCTACAGTGGTTCAATCATTCGCACTTATGTGGTCGCTGTGTATGACGGCTCAAACACTGTTGCCTACGCATTCAATGCTCGCGTAGGCGGCATGACTTGGGACACTAACACTGCAACTGAAGCTAAATTTAACTTCACGCTGCATCCTGTTGGCGGCAACAGCTACGGCTGGTCAAACAACACCTAAACAAGTTGTCTAAAGGTTTTGAAGATTCCCGTTTGTAAAGCGTGGAATCTTTAGAATCTTTGGAATCTTTGTGAGGGAAAACAAGAGAAAATATGATTCAACACGATGTAAAAAATAGCGATGACTTGTTGATGTTTTTAGCAGCGCAAGCTGAAAAAGACGGCAAGCAATGGTTTGGTTTTCTTCAACAAAAGATGACGGGCATCAGCCTTGTTCACCAAATCGCAGCGCGGCATGCCGACACAATGACCCCTGAGCAAGTGGTTGACTATGTGAAGCGGCTGAACAATGAAATCTTTCACCGAATGATTAAGTCGGGGGCTTGACATGGGCGGCGGTGTTCTTGTCAAGCTGAAAGGTATTGGCGATGTAAACGAAGCCTTAAAAGCGCTTGAGCGAGAATTTGGCGCAAAGACAGTGCAAGGCAAGGTGCTTGTGCCGTCAGTAAGAGAAGCCATGCAGCCAGTGCTGTCAGCGGCAATAAGCAACGCGCCAAGGGATACGGGCGGCTTGGCCTTGTCACTTCAAGTAGAGGCTAGAAGGCCAACTAATCGGGACAGGCGCAGTCACTACATTACGCAAACCGACACAGTGATTGCCGCAGTAACAACAGCATCAGGCAAAAAACTAGCGCGGATGAGTGAGGGCAAAGGGTTGTTGCGTGCGCGTAAGCGGCTTGCCAAAATGGGTTTTGAGAATGCAGAAAGTTTTACAGGCGTTAAATCAGATGCGCGAGTGATAGCGCAAGAGTTTGGAACGGCGAGAAACGGGGCAAAGCCTTATTTAAGGCCAGCGCTAGAAGCAAACGCTCAATCTACTGTGAATCGTTTGGGCGAAATTTTGAAACGCAGAATAGCAGAGTTTAGAAGCAAACAAGGAAAATAAGACATGACAAAATTATCAGGCGTGCTTGGCAACAAGTATCAATCTAAGCGCCAGCAAATTTTCACCCGCAGTTTTGAGCTTGGCGGTCACACTTTTAAAGTTAGGATTCCGTTTGTCGCTGAATCTGACGGCATGTTTGAGCGCATCATAAATCCAGATGAGGCGCACATACAACGGCTGTATGAGCAAATGTCTGAGCCGTTGTTGCGGTTTAAAGCGGAAGCAACGCCAGAAATGGAAATTGAGTTTACTGAAACAGATGTAGTGGTCAAAGGTCGTTCAATGCGGGAGGCCGCAAAAAACAAAGCCATGACCGAAAACAAAATTACCGAATACATAAAGTTGCTTATCCCTGAAGATGAAACAGCCAACATGGATGACATTACCTTTGCTGACATTGAGGCTGAATTTCCGTCTTCCGTACAGATTGCCTTGATTGAAAACATTGCGGAAGCTATTAGCCCAACTTACAGGGAAGCGCGGGGAAACTGATTGGCTCATTGAGGACGCAAGTGGAATGCGCAATGGTCTTCAATGGGCATACACACGAAACGCTGGCGCAGTTGGATGAGGTCACAATGACCAGAATCCAGACCATGTACGCAGATGGCGCAGTAGGTAATCACGGGATATTGACTTGTTTGGGCCAATTGACGGCGGGGGTGTTTAACTACATGCGCCCCAAAGATTCGCCCGATTACAAGCTAGCCAGAATTTTGGGTAATGTATATGATTACATTGTCCCGCCAATGAGTGAGGCAGAGCAACGCGAGGCGGCAAATAACGCGCTAAAAACCTTTATGACCGCCGCGCCGGGATATGATGAAAAAATATTCAAGGTAAAACATGGCTAATTTTATTGGGCGATTGGGTGTAGTTCTTGGCCTAGACAGCGCCGAGTTTAGCCGTGGCCTTGACACTGCTGGCAAAAAGCTGGAATCGTTTTCTAACAACGCCGAAAAATACGGCAAAGTGGCGGCAGTCGCTTTGCTTGCTGCTGGCGCGGCTGCGCTTAAATACGCAGATGACATCGCTGATGTTGCCGCCGCCAATGAAGTCGCCATAGATTCTGTTTTGAAATTGCGTAATGGTCTTGCTAACGCTGGCGGCTCTGCGGATGGCGCTGGCAAGTTGCTGGCAAAGTTTACTGACAACATTGACAAAGCGGCTGAAGGTGGATTTGAAGTACAGCAAACCTTTAAAAAGATGGGTTTGTCGTTAGATGATTTGCGGAAAATGGACATAGATACTATGTTCAACAAAGCCGTTGAAGGTCTTGCGGGTATGACTGATCCAATTACCCGTAACGCCAAAGCAATGGAGTTGTTTGGTAAGGCTTCTAAAGGTGTTGACTTTGTTGAGCTTAACGAACAATTAAAAACAGGCGCTGGCGTAAGCAATGAACAAGCTCAAGGAATTAAAGCTGCGGCAGAAGCGTATGACTTGCTGGCGCAAGCAACCCGTGATTTCACCACTGTTTTAGCGGCTGAGCTTGGCCCACCTTTAAAAGCAACTTTAGAATATATTCAAAACATTAAAAGCGAAAGCTCTGTAATGGGCGCAGTTTTAAAAGTTGTATTTGAAACAATTGCCATTCTTGGGGCAAATGTCGCTTTTGTTATTGAGGGCATTGCCCGTGAAATAGGCGACACAATTGAAAAAGCAAAACTACTTGCAAAATTTGATTTTGCTGGCATAAACGCATTAAACCAAAAAGCGCAAGCTGAATTTGATCAGCGTGCCGCAAAGTTAGAGGCGTTTGAACGGCGCATTATGGGCGATGGCGGTAGTGGTCGCGGCTTTATGCGAGGCGATGAAGGCATGCCAAAGGCAGCGGCAACGGCAGCGGCAACAATACGCCGCGCTGTTAAACCCGGGATTGACAAAGAAGCTGAAGCCGCAGCCAAAAAAGCACTTGATCTAGCTTTAAAAGGTTTTACAGAAGCGGAACGCGAGCGCGAAGCAAACAGAATAGCATTCTCTGAAAGGGCGGGGTTTTTAGAAAAAGGCAATGCCGCATTAATCATGCAGCAAGCGTTAGAAAAACAAACGCTTGATAGAGAAAAAGAGCGTTTAATTTTGGCTGACCAAGGCAGAAACATGCGGTCAGAAGACTTGCAGTTTGCCGAAGCCGCTTTAGAAATTGAGTACAAGCGCCTTGATGCTGTTAAAGCAATCAATGCAAACGATGCGCTTGATAGACCCGCAAGAGAAGAAGCGTTGATTCGTAACAACGCTTTGGCTGCACAAGCATTAGAGCTTGAGAAAAAGCGCTTAGAGCTTACACAACAAATGCGCCAAGGTAGCCTAGCGGAAGGGTTTAAAAACGCAGCCGAGACTACATTCCGTGATGCCTCTACGCAATTTGAAAGAGGCCAAAAAATGTTTGAGTCGGTAATGGGCAATATGGAATCCGCAATTGACAAATTTGTGCGGACAGGTAAGTTAAGTTTCAAAGATTTTGCCAGAAGCATTATTGTGGATTTAATTGCCATACAACTTAAAGCGCAAGCCGTCAGCCTTTTTAAAATGG